CCAGATGAAAAGAAGTTGAGCTGTACATGGGATCGTAAAACAAAGACATTAGATGGTCTTGCTATTGTAAAACATCCACGTATCGAATCCGCTGCTATGATGGCCGCATTTTCGAATGCTAAGGCTAAAATGGGCGGAATGGATGATGCTTATTACTCCAGTCCAATGCAAGCACATCACGATATGGCTTGTTGCATGGGTGCAAATTGTGATGGTAAATCTGCTTTCACAAACGAGACGGCAGAATTCATTACCCCTGCTCTCCTGAAGCAGATACAGCACATTCATGATTCAAGCATGAGTAACGGTGCTTCGTGCGATGCGTATATGTCACGCGCACTTATGGGTATGCCTTTAGCCCACGAAAATTATAAGGGTGTAAAACTACAACAAACAAACAGACCCGGTATGTTTGCTCAAATTAAAAGCTGGTTCAAAGCAGGAATGCCTGACAATTATACGCCGCCTTCACTGGCGACTACCACGGAGGATATACATATGTCGGAAGCTACACTTACGGTTCAAATGAGCGAAGCCGACCGCGCGGAGTTCAATGCTCTCAAGCAGGAAAACGCGGCTCTCAAGCAGGACAATGCTGCTTTTAAGACCGAAAATGCTGGTTTCAAGACTCAGCTTACTGGTTTTGAAACTCAGATTGCAACACTCTCTACAGCAGTCGCTGATCGTGAAAGTGCAATTCTCTTCGGAGAAGATTCGCACTATATCGAAAAATTGAAGGATGATTTCAAGATTACCCCGGCGCAAGCCGACGAACTCCTGAAGTTGGCAAAGGACAATCCTACAGCCTTTGCAGCGGTTAAACCATCTTATGATTTGGCTCAGCCAATTCCTGCCCTCGCCGGTAATAAACCAACAGCGGATGGTGCAACTTCTCGTTATTCACGCGAAGGTGCATCGAGTGATGCTGGTGCTCAACTTACAAAACTCACCAAAGATCGCATGAAGGATACCAAAGAGGATTATGCATCTGCATTTACGGCAGTCTGCATGGAACACAAGGATCTAGCCATGCAGCATCGGGAATCTTTCAATGTATAATCATCCGGTCCTAAAGGAGGACAAATAAATGGCCCTACAGAGAATCGGAAATCGTTCTACATTTCCGTTTGACGGAGCACCTGCAGCTACTATAGGACAATATCTAATTGCGGTTACATCTCTTGTTAATGCAGGAAATGCCGCTCTTGCATCTGGTCCTTACAATCTTGGTTTTATTGGTATTACCGTTGAACCAACTGACCCAAAAGGTTACGCTGGAGTTCAACAGGATGATATTGCACAGGTTGTAGCCGGTGCAAATGTTACCGCTGGTCAACAGTTAACATCTAACTCAATTGGTCAGGCAGTACCTATCTCAGAATCGGCTTCTGGGGGTGCGCTCCAACTCGTTATCGGAACTGCGCTTAATACCGCACTTTCCGGCAATCTTGTTGATGTGATGTTGAACCCTGGTTCAGCTTCGTAAGTTAAGAAAGGTTAAAATAAATGCCAGTACTAGGACAAGTTCACATCGACCAGGCACTTTCAGATTTGAGTATCATGTATATGAATGAAAATCTGATTGCTGACGATGTTTTTCCGCCACTTCCGGTTGCAAAGCGTTCGGATAAATATTTTGTTTATTCGACCAGCGCATTCCTATCAACTTCTGGAACGGATGCAAAGGGCAATCCCCTTTCAATTCGCCGCCCCGGAACAGAAGCCGCGTCGATTGACTATGCGGTCTCAACCGATAACTACTATGCTGAAAAGCTCTCTCTGAAATCTTTGGTTTCCGACGAAGAGTTGGCATATGCTGATAATCCGCTGCAACCTGACATTGATGCTACCTATCTCGTTACTGAGCGTATCAAGCTCGATAATGAGGTTCAGGTTGCAAATAAGGTTGGCACTCGTGCCAATTATAATGCAGCTTATCAGGAACAGTTGACAACTGGCTCTACCGGAACTTCATGGGCGCAGTATGCCAGTGCAAACTCTAACCCGTTTACCGATCTTAAAAATGGTCGTATTCAGGTTATCAAGGGTATTCAGCGAAACGCAAATACGCTTCTATTGACCGTAGATAGCGCACGAACCCTTGCAGATCACCCGCTCTACAAGGATTTGTACAAGTTCACCACAATTGAAGGCCAGACGGTTTCTGGTCTTTCTAAGACCATTAGAGGATTGGATGTCATCGAAGGTTTCCAGCAGAAGAATACTCAGGCTGAAAATCCAACTGGCGCAGCGACTACTGGAGATGTATGGGTGGATGATCAGGGCCAGAATATGGCTCTTGTTTACTACCGTACTTCAAACACTGGTCCTCGAACGATGCACTTTGGTCGAACATTCGAAGCTCCAGATGAGACTACCGGAGTACGCGGGTTTCAAGTTCGTCGTTACCGATGGGAAATCCTCAACGGTCAGTATATCGAAGGCTCCTGCCTTCGTGACTGGAAGATCATTGCCAAGGACGCGAATGGCCTTGCAATCGGCGGCTATTTGATCTCTGGTTGTACCCTGTAACAATCAGATATAAGTAAGAATATAAGAAAAGAGTTACATGGAAACTCCGACAAATAAAAAGGTTAATGCTCACGAGATTAATCTTATCAATACTCAGTTGAATGTTGAAATGTCTGATATATATTGTTATCAGGTTTCAGCAGAAAACGGGTTTTATACTGAGCTAAATTTTCAACACGGTCCTGTTTCTGAAAATGGTGTAAACGGAATTACGAACGAGGTACTTCTAGCCGTTGTTCTACATCGCCTACAGAACTTCAAGAGCCATACTAAATGCCCGGAAAATGAACATGCTATTGTTAAGGTTCAAGAAGCCTTACAGTGGCTTTTGCATCGTATACGCAGTAGAAATGGGATAGGAAATTCATGATAGAAATCCCTAAAGGTTACTGCGCTATAGCGGTCGGTGTTCCTAAGTCCGGTAATTATCGTCTTTTATCGGTTAGTCAACGTGTTGTGGTGTTTGAATCAAAAACACAAGCTGAAGATTTTATATACAAGCTTGCTGGGGATCAAAGACAGATCACCACTGACGATAAAATGGAATGGTTTTCTTTCCATCCAAATAGTAAAAACAAAATAAATCGGGCCTGTATAGTGATCGATTACAATCCTTACGATGCTCCTCTACCAGTTCGATCTGAAGCACACGCCATTGCATGGCGCTATCATATCCTTCACTGGTTGGCATTTCATGATTGTGGTCAGTTTGAGAAGCAAAGTGATGGATCGACAATAAACGCTGAAACAAACAGCCTTATAATGCCTCCATCTGTAAACGAAGAGATTCATGATAGTTCCAAGGAGCTAGAAGTCGATGCCCTACGATGCTAATTTCTATGCTCGTTCAGGTGAAGAGCCAGTACTTACTGCACAATTCAATGCTCCTATTGGGTCGTTATATACTATCGTCAATGGTACTTTCACATTAACTCGTAGTGATGGGACTATATTTCTTGGCCCTTCTTCAATAAGTGGTTCTGATCCAGGAGCGCTGGCGCAGCCTCAAGCTTATTACCTGCTTAACACAACCCCTTTCCCAGCACCAGCCGTATATTCCGGTCTTTTCTCTGTGTCCATTACTTCAAATGCGGACTCAATAACTCGTATTTTAGATTACAATTATGAGATAATACTTGCTCAATCTATTATAGTTGAGGGTGCAGCCTATGATCCTACAACATTAATTGGACAAGTTCGTTTTCATGTAGACGATAAAAATCTTGCCAAGGCAATATTTACCGATGCTGAACTTATTTATTGTCTGAGTTTTAGCAATCAAAATCCAATATTAGCTGCAGCATGGGCGCTGGAACAGATAGCAACAAGCGATGCTCGACTTGCATATATTGTAAAGATTGGTGAATATATGCAAAACAAAGCTGAACTTTCTAAGAGTTTTTGTGAAAGAGCCAAAAGGCTTCGATCACTTGTAATTCAATCAACAATAACAAACTCACCAAAACGTATATTTGACCCTAATTATGGGCAAAATAAAGATGGCAATATGGGTGTCTGGTAAGTTAAAGGATCTTCATGAAACTTAGAAACCTAATACTGCTCGTTCTATTGATGATTTTGCCTGTCGGAGCTTGGGCGCAGAATCTCGGCGGCATTACAACTGCGCCGATCTGGCTCTTACGCGGCGGCGACATCACTCCTGTTGCGGACGGTACGGCGATATCGTCATGGACAGCGAATGTCGGGCCTACGCCTACGCAGCCTCTTACTCCGTCCTATCCCATTTACCACACTACGGGGCCGAACAGCCTCCCCTATGTGACGTTTAGCTCGGGTGTAAATCAGGGTCTCTATACCACGTCGTTGTCGTCTAGTGCTGGATCGTACACAGTAATCGGCGTCGTCAGGGTACCTGACACAACAGCTAATCGCTGGCTTTTTGATACCACATCGGGTCGATGGCTTATCTATACGACATCACCCGGTATAGGCGGCCTCGATATGGGGTGGTATGCCGGGGGATATTACGGGACCAGCACAAACACCTCTTTGCTCGATGCTACCACGTGGGCTATCTACGTTTGGCAGTTTAACGCCGGCACCACCACAGGCAGTTTCTACGTTAACGGCAGCCTGATTGGTACCGCAACCTACAATTCCACCGCCATAGGGGGACCTACCTCAATCGGCGAGGCGGAAGATACTGCCCAGTCCGGCAGCGGATCGGTAACCAGTATTGGCGACGTCGCAGAGTTTGCGTTATACAACGCCAACCTGAGCACGAGCGATCTGAACGCAGTGTGTTACACGGAGGCTACAAAGTACGATATTACTACATCGTATACTGCGCCAGCGTTGACAGGCGGAACGATCACGGCCAATACTATTACTTCAACTTCGATTACGCCACAAGAATCCTTGATCACGGGAGGAACTCCCCCTTACTCCACTCAGGAGCAAGCTTCGACAGCAACAAATGGCACCTACTCAAACGTAGGCTCCCCTGTTGTCGGCTCTACTCCATTGTTCCCGGCAAATACCGGGTTGTCTCCTGCGACGACATATTACTACCGAGGAGTAACGACAGACAGTGCGGGAACCCCTGCTACCGTAACGGTGCCGTCCACAACCACGGGTACACCACTGACGACTAACCCTACCTCAGCAACCACGTACACGATGTCGGAGAGTGCTACTTCGGGCGCGATTGGCGCTGCAGTTACACTGACGTTTACCGGAAATGGGACAACTACTGCCGTCGTCACTCCGGCTCAATCGGGCGTAAGCGGATCGTTTGCCACATCGACCGTGACACTGAATGGAACGACAGGGGTAACCGATACCTATACTCCGTCAACGAGCGGAACAGCAACTTTCTCGGCTACGAACGGCGGAGGGCTGACGAATCCCTCCAACCTAACGTACACCGTTAATCCTGGACCTGTCCAGATTGCGCCTAATGACTCTCATTTATTCTACAGTCCCTACAACTGGCTTGTGTCGGGTTCGGCAGCAAAGACAATCAATAGTGGGGCCTATTTCCGCGTCCAGATCGATAACACTGCGACGTGTGTAATTGATCTGACGATAGGATCTGCCGTACCTTATTCTCAGTGTTGGGCACGGCTGGACACTGGGCCATGGCAACAGTATGTACCGACCGCGTCGGGCGCGCAGACATGGACTTTGACCTTTCCTACGGGCACCAGTGAGGTTAAACACTTACTGGAATTCGTTGTCAAATCGACCAACGGCAGCAACGATAGATGGAACACTCAAACCACCGCAATTCAGTTCACGGGCCTGACGTTGGATCCGGGTGCTTCGCTTACAACCCCGGCAATTCGGAAATACTGTGCCCTAATCTGGGGAGATAGTATTTCCGAAGGTCGTTTTGTCTACGGGAATACGCTTCCTAACGACACTGATCAAAACGACATCCTCCCTGATTGGGCATTTTTGATGTGTAATTTGTTGAATGCGGAGGTCGGCATAGTCGCATTCGATGGGACCGGGATAATTACAGCCGGTTCGGGTAATGTCCCGAGTCTCTCGTCGTCATATAACCTGCTTTGGGCAGGGCAAGCAAGAACCTTCTCACCTGTGCCCGATTTGGTAATTTACAATGAAGGGACGAACGACGGAAGCGCAGACATTACTACGGCTTTTGAGACTATCATTAAGGCGATAGGCTATACAGGAACAGCCAACACATTTGCAGGACTAAACGGAACCAGGCAGCTTGTCCTGGAACCTTTTGGAGGCTACGAAGCCTCGAACCTACAGACTGTAGTGGCATCGATAGGTAGCCCTAATGTCATTTACGGATCTACGGCAGGTTTGTGGAATATCGCGGATAGCGTAGACAGTCTGCACCCTTATGCTTACGCTCATTTAGCGTTGGCTCCGCCGGTGGCAGCACTTGCGTTGCCACTTCTGAATCCTGCAACATCAAGCGGCCGCCTCTTTACGAGCCATCAGACCTCAAGGTCAAGGAACTAAACATGCGACTTTTAAAACTTCTGTTAGCTCTCACGATTATTGGATCTCCTGCAATCGTTTCAGCCGCCCCTGTTACATATTCATGGGTACAGATTGATACTACAGGCGTTCTTGTACCAGGAGCGACAGTAACCATCGGGGCTACAACACTAACATCAAACACAACCACTACACTTACGGCTACAACAGTCCCCAATACAGCGGGCGAACTCATAAACGGAACACGCGCCCAACCGTCAGGCGCACCGATTATGACTCTAATCGATTATGGTGATGGAGGGTATAGTATAACATATGACCCAAGTACTTATGGAGAGTTACATGTCCCCCTCACAGTCACCCTTGCTGGTCACACGTTTCTTCCGGCTGTAACAATAGTTGTATTTACGAAAGATAGTTCGTACATTTTAACGGCACTGCCGAATGCGGCACCCACAACCTCGGGTGGGCTGCCTACAGTAAACAGCAGCAACCAAGTCTCCGTAGGTGGTGTAGTCGTCACGACTAACAATGATAAAACAGGGTATAGTCTCACAACTACACCACCAACTGCATCACAGAATGCGGCTACTTTAATGTCGTATACTATCAGTCATGGTCTAACGTTTGGTCAAATCATGGTTCTCTTACAAGCCGCTCCGTCTCTAGTAACCGGTGTTACGAACACATGGAATGCCAGTACACATATATTAAGTACGGCTTATCAGTTCTCTGGTGATGGTTCACCAATCATCACAACATCGACACAATACCCAACGAGTCAGGTAACCAATCCGGCTGTCGCTTCTCGTACAACAACAACCGGAACGATACCTCAACCATAAGGAAATTATATGCCTCTCGGAGACGGAATAGGTAATGATCCCGGCAATAGTCTAGGGAACGATCCAGGGAGCGGAGTCAGTCAAGGTTCCGCTCCTACTGGTTTTCCTTCTGGAAATCCTGCTGGTGTTTGGCACACAGGAATTGACTGGAATTTACTGCCCGATACCTATACACGCCTACGGCCAACATATACCGAAACTTCGAGAGGGAATCAGACGATTAATTTTTCGACCTACCCAACTCAACAATTTAGAGGGACTATTCAATCTTATATTCCAATGAAAGGGCAAGGTATTTTAACCAGTGAAATGGAAGGCACGGCCCAGCACATCACCCATTTCTTATATTGTAATAGAATTGTAAATCATGTACCAAACGCGGCATCTACAGATATATTATTCCTTGACCGTATCGTAGACAGTAATGGACAAACCTACCGTGTAGAAGCCGCCGTAGACGATGGTGGACGTAAGCATCATCTCAAGGTGCCTTTAAGAACACTAAGCCCCGAGGGTGATTAAAAATAGGATTATTTGTGTCATAATTAAGTAAATAGATCAAAGAAAGAGTCATATGAAGACCCTCACTAGCAAAATTCCTAACGTTAAACTTAAACTACCTGTAGCTGGGGGGGCAACTATTCAGTTTACGGATGGTAAGTGTACCGTTTCTGATGAAATTGCAGATATTCTTATCTCTATAGGGGCAGCTCATTACAACATATTCAGACAATATAGTGGTCCATTTCCTCCAAACACCACCATCCTTGTTGTGCGTGATACAGGTTTTGGCGACGTTTTGCTAATTACTCCACTAGTCCGTAAATTAAAAGCTCTCGGTGCCATTGTCGATGTAATGTGTAACCGTGAGAATATGTTGATTTTTGATCATAACCCCTATGTTCGTCGTGTGTTTTCATTACAAGAAGATAATCAAAAACGTGATCGATGGGATATAACTCTAGATCTTCGTATGGTAGTAGAGAATCTTGAACTTGCCGGAACCCATGATCATCGTGTTGACGCCTTTTGCAAAGTGGCCGATATTGAAGCCGGAGACGACAAGCATCTTGATTTTTACCTTACTGAAAGCGAGATAGTATGGGGTAAAGATTGGGTATCTCTTATGCGAGGAGATCAACATACTACCATTGCATATAATTGGACATCTTCCCGCTATAATCGTAACTGGGGCGAATCAACTCACAGAGCGGTTCTAAATCATCTATGTACATTAGGTTATTCTTGTATAGTTACCCACACTACAAAACTCGATCTGTCCTCTTACCATCCTTCAATCATCAATGCTTCTGGCGATTTAAGTATGAGAGAACTGGCTGCTGTTCTTAAAGCCTCAGATGTTGTTTTGACTCCCGATACGGGCATTTTTCATTTAGCTGGTTCCCTCGATTGTCCTACAGTAGCCTATTTTGGGGCTATGGATGTCACAGAGCGCGAGACACATACAAAGCTGGTAACTATCGATGCACGTCATAATTGTGCGCGTTATCCCTGCCGCCAGTACTTTTGTATGAATAAGGCTGATGACGACCAACCACATTGTCTGGATATTCCCCCAGCGGAAGTTGTCAGTGCTATCGAAAAGATACTTGAACGTCCGACTCCATCATATCGGAAAAGCAACAATATGAAGATTGAAACAACCTGTAAAAAAGTAATTGCTACAACTCATTACCGAAGGCCAAAATATTCCCAGCAATTTTTTGATGCACTGGGGAAATGTAACAATATCAAAGATTATCTCGTACTTGTTCATATTGATATTGACACAAACAATTTCAACTCATGTGTAGAAGTACGTAAGATCGCACAGAGTTTTAAGGATAGTGGTAAGGCTGGAGATGTTCAAATCATAGTTTCCCATCCTCGACGCGGAGTTGATGAAAGTAAGTTATTTCTTCTCCCTCTTGCCTTTAGTATCTCTGATTACGTTATATTTCTAGAAGACGATACTATTCCATCCAAAGACGCTCTTGATTGGTTTGTGTGGGCTGGAGACAAGTATAAGGACGATACTGAAATAACATCCATTACTGGCTATAACCGTATATCAAGTATTGAAGGCATTAACCCCTATCAATATGAAGAGCAAGAAGCATTTATTCCCTGGGGTTGGGCAATGTGGGAAGATCGATATGAAGCCATCTATGGCCTTGATGGAAATCTTTACAGATCTAACGTTTCCAATATCAACGGAGAGTTTGACTGGTGGGCACGAGCCAATAAAGTAAAATGTGTATTCCCAACAGTCGCACGTATTCAATCTATAGGTGCAGAACTTGCAGAGCACACTCCATCTCCTGAATGGCACAAAGAAAATGAATTTAACGAATTTGGAGCATGGGATCTTAACTTAAAGGCAGGGAAGCATAAATGGACCAAGATCTAAAAAATACTACGGAATCGTACAAGATTGATCTTCTTAGAAGCATTGATCAAATCAACACTACACAAATTGACAAAGTTGCCAAGATACTACATGATGTTTGGCGCAATCATCATCGCCTATTGATTTGCGGCAATGGTGGTTCGGCTGCAATGGCTTCTCATTTTGTCGCTGATCTATCTAAAGGAATTGCCATTGAGACCGGTGAGCACGGAATGGATGCTCGATGTCTTACTGACAATATCCCTCTTCTCACAGCGTGGAGTAATGATGTAAGCTATGTTGAAGCTCTTGCCTGTGAACTAAAAAATGAATTCAAAACACGCAAGAAACAGAACTACGATTGTCTCCTTATAATTTCTAGCAGTGGGAATTCTAAGAATATTATGGAAGTTCTTAAAGCTGCTAAGGAACTAAAGCTTGACACCATAACCCTTACAGGTTGTGGTGGTGGTGAAGCTCTCATCTATTCTCCGGTGCCGCTTGTGGTTAACAGTGACGATATTCAGATTTGTGAGGATATTCATGGAATAATGACTCACATGATTTTTCGTAAGGTTGTTGATATTGTTAAATCGCAAGTTCAGGTATCAAATCGACAGATGTATATTCAGATCCCTCAAGGTCATGGTGGTGGTCTTGATGACGTTACTCCTGAAAAAAGAGATGAAGTGCGCAGACAGTTGGAGTTAAGGTAATGAAACTTCTTTGTATGTCTGATATCCACTGCGAGTTTGAGCGGTTTGACCCTGAAATGATGCCAGAAGCTGATGTTGTGATTATTGCAGGAGATCTTACAAATTTTGGAAATTGGAGACAACACGAATATGACAAAGCTAAAGTATGGCTGAATCAACTAAGTGAAAATTACCAATCAGTTGTGTGGATAAGCGGGAATCACGATAATGGAATATCTAGTAATTTCACACATACATGTTGTTGCATAGAAAGCCACAGATGGACACTATCAAATGGAATGTCAATTCGTGGTGTTTCAGAAACAAGTTTGTTTGGTCCAAACTGTTTCAACTGGAATATGACATCCAGTAAAGGGCAGCAAGAGGAAACATGGAGTTTTCCTTATGTTGATATTGTAGTCTCTCATGGGCCGCCTTTTGGGATATGTGACAACGGTCTTGGTAGTCCATACGCTCGTGCCTATATAGACAAACATCATCCAAAGTTGTTTATCTGCGGTCACATTCACGAAGGCGCAGGAGAATACCAACATTATAATACAAGAGTTATTAACGTAGCTCGTAGATGGGTAGAGGTAGAAATATGATAACACCACCAAAAGACTTAGTTATTGCTGTTATCAGTTTTAATTTGGGAATAGTGTTTATGCACTACTGGACAATGTGGTGTAAGCGACCATTTAAGGATTAATTTTGAATTTAAATTCTCTCAATATAGTGATTGATTGTGACTCCGGTGGATCTCCTGGTGGTTGGTGGCCTGAATCGCACTTAGAAGGAAACAGATATTTTGGAGGGAGCGAGGAACAGGCTCAATATACTGCTAAATATCTTGTAAAACTTGGTCATCGGGTCACTTTTCGCAACGATTGTCGTGACCATGCTGGTGTTTATGATGGCGTAACCTATATCAATTATCAAGATGGTCCTGCTCCAGATTGCGATGTCTATTGCTCCCAGCGTAACAAGAATTTAGTGAGAGAACGACATGCACCATTACAAGTTCTTTTGTGTCACGATATTCCAATATCTGACCATATGTTTACACACGAAGAGATTGAGAACGGTGCATTAAAGAATGTTGATCTTATAATTCTTCTCAATGAGCATCACAGAAAACTCTACATTGAACACGGGGTGCCAGCATCAAAAATCCGCGTATGTCCAATTATGGTTCCAACGTTTGATATAAATGTAGAACGTATTCCTGGCCGCTGTGTGTATTGTAGTTGCCCTACGCGTGGCCTTGAACGTCTTATGAACTATTGGTCGGAAATTAAGCGTCGTGCTCCTCATGCTACCCTACAAATTTGTTGGCGTTTCAGTATCGCACACGACAGAATGTGTGATGTTGATCGTCCTTGGTTTGAGAAATGGGAAAACGGCAATGAGGAACTTGGTGTATTACCACTCAAAAATTGTAGCCATGATGAACTAGCTATTGAATTATCAAAAGCAGAGTTACTAACCTACCCTTCGACATTCGATGCGGAAATTTCCCCAGCGTCCACAATAAAATCCCAGATTTTTGGCGCGGTGCCCCTCGTTGTAAATTGCGGAGGGATGCACAATACAGTTGAATATGGTCATAATGCAGATTACAACGATTATCCGATTGCAGTTTCAAACGCACTAAACGATCCTGACTGGCAACAGAAAAATCGCGAACTTATGATGCCAGCTATTAAGGATAAATACGATCCTGATCGTGTTATCCATATTTGGGAAAATATCATTAAACAAGCGATTGATAGAAACGCGCACAACAATGGCGTTAATGGACCAGTAAAAATTTCGACCGAATACCCAATCGCCTACGAATCGCAGGATTATCAAAACCCTCTCGGCGCATTGTGGAATACTGGAAATCCGGAATTAGTACAACGCCTTCTTTCATTTGATATAGAATCCCACCTTGATCTTGGCTGCGCTGGAGGTAAATTTGTACGTCAAATGCTTGGTGAAGGTGTTTTATCAATCGGTATAGAAGGTGCAGATTA